CACCCCTGACCAAGTGTTCTGGCGAGGAGAAAAGTGGGTATGTATACGCTTACTGGTTATACTGAACACCAAGGCTATAAGCGACATAGTTAAAGGAGCAACACAAGGACAGGAGTACATTAAAAAAGTAGCATCTATGATGAACAAAGAAGGCAAAGTACTACAGTGGACTACACCGTTCTTTGACTTCCCTGTCATACAAGCCCAAACAGTACGTAAAGAGCGTAGGATAACTACTTCAATAGGTAAACTTAAGTTCTTAGAACACACGGACACGTTAGACAAGCTACGACAAAGTAATGCTATCGCCCCTAACCTTATCCACAGTCTGGATGCTACCCTGTTGTACTTAACAGTAGAGCGACTACTAGCATTAGGAGTTAAGGACTTCAGTTTGATACACGACTCATTCGGAGTAGACTGTAACAGCGTAGGTAAGCTCAACATAGCACTACGTGAGAGCTTTGTAGAACTGTTTGAGTCTGACCCACTGCTTAATTGGTATCAACAACTACAAGCAGAGTGTGATGTTATACTGCCACACCCTGACACAGTAATGATTAATACATTAGACTTAAAGGAGGTAATGAACTCAAGGTACATATTTAGTTAGTCCAGTTATCCACAAGTTATCCACAGGATATGGTTAAAAGGACACTGTATGTACAGACGATAGCGTACAGGGGGAGGGGTGTGCAGTACGTATGTAGTATCAGTACTACTAGTACCCCCGTTCAAAAGTAGACTAAAAATTTAGGAGACAAGTGTAATGAACACTGTAAAGAAAATACTACTTGCTACACTGGCAGTAGGAGTGGTAGGATGTAGTGAGATGGACTTAACAAAGGTAGTAGAGCAGACACCTGCTACCAGTGCTGTAGTTGAGGTCATAGAAGTAGAAGTATTAAGAGAGGTAGTAGAACTACCTGAACTTGAACCAGAAGTAGTACATGAAGTAGAAGTAGAAGTACCTGTCTTTGATAGTGAAGACAACGTGGTAGGTACTGAAACAATAGTAGTACCAGTACCAGAGGTACTACCACAAGCGTTACCAGTACCTATTCCACATCTGTAGTAGAACAATAACTTATTTAATTAATGCAAAGGAGCAAGATCAATGGCTAAAGTAAAAGCATTTGTAACACCACTGGGTTCAGCAAAATGGGCATCTATCGTAACACCTAATACTAAATGGGATGAAGCAGGTAAGTATGAAATTACTGTAGAGTTCAAACCAGAACAAGTAGTAGAGTGTAGAGCTTACTTGGACACCGTACTTAAGGACTTCATAGCTGAGAAGAAGCCTATACTTAACAAGGCTAAACAGAACACAGTAACTGTAGTCAGTCCGTTTAAAGATGTACTAGATGGTGACGGTAACCCAACAGGTGAAGTAAGTTTAAAGGGTAAGGCGTACACTACGTCTAGGGAAGGTGAGCCTTTGAAGGTAGCTATCGCAGACAGCAAAGGTAGAATCATGCCTAACTTTAATAAGCTAGTAGGTAATGGTAGCAAAGTTAAAGTAGCACTGTATCCTAAAGCCTACTACATGGGTAGTAACAACACCTTTGGACTGTCACTGACTATTAACTCAGTACAAATAGTAGAGTTGATTGAGTACACCCGTGATGGTTTCAAGGAAGAAGAAGGAGGGTTTGTAGCTGATGATGCTGACTTTAAAGCACCACACACTGACCAAGAAGCACAAGTAGAAGCAGAGGTAAGCGGAGACTTCTAATGAAAAGGGATGAGGGAGAATTTATAAGACATGACCCTTGTCCTGAGTGTAGGAGCGGAGATGCACTAGCAGTATATGATTCAGGTACTGCTTACTGTTTCTCTTGCTCCACCTACATTCATAAGTATGAGGAACAAGAACAGATTGCAATCCAAACAGGAGGGGCTAATATGACCCGTGATTCATTCGTAAGAGGTGAATACCTAGATTTAAATGCACGTAAAGTAAGTAAAGAAACCTGTCGCAAGTATGGCTACCATGTAGCTGATGTACAGGGAGTTAAGACCCAGATAGCTGACTACTGCGACAGCAAGGGTGAGCTAGTAGGACAAAAGGTAAGGTACGCAGACAAGACGTTTAAAGTAAGAGGTGAAGTAAACACTAAGCACTTGTTTGGTAGACACCTGTGGCGTGACAAAGGGAAGCAAGTAATAATATGTGAAGGCGAGATAGATTGCCTGAGTGTAGCCGAAGCGTTTGGTGCTAAGTATCCTATAGTCAGCCTACCCAATGGAGCACAAAGCGCAGAGCGTGTAGTCAAGAACAACCTAGAGTGGTTGGAAGGCTTTGGTTCAGTGCTACTGTGGTTCGACAACGACACAGCAGGTAAGGAAGCTGTTGAAAAAGTAGTACCACTGTTAACAACAGGTAAGGTTAAGGTAATTACTACAGGCTACAAGGATGCTAACGATGTGCTTATCAATGAGGGTAAGTCAGCAGTTGTGAGTGCTACGTATGAAGCGAGTGAGTGGCGACCTGACGGTATACTTAGAGGTGCTGACCTGTTCAAAGAGTACAAAGAGAAGCAGGTGTTTGCCAAGTGTGACTACCCGTACCCTAAACTAAACGACATGTTCAAAGGACTACGTAAGGGTGAGTTAGTTACGTTTACAGCAGGCTCAGGTATGGGCAAGTCAACTGTGGTTAGAGAAATAGCTTACGACTTGATGCTTAAACAAGAGCAACGCATAGGGTACGTAGCGTTAGAAGAGAACTGGCGAAGAACACTGACTAGTTTCTTAGGCATGTATGTTAACAAGCCTTTGTACTACGATGATGAGCTTACACCAGAGGAAGAAAAGGAAGCATGGGATGAGACGATAGGTAAGGAACGATTGTACTTGTACGATCACTTTGGGTCTATTGAAACAGAGAACCTGCTTAACAAGATACGTGTCATGGTTAAAACATGTGGTGTAGACTACATTGTGTTAGACCACGTAAGCATAGTGGTTAGTGGTATGGATACATTCGATGAGCGTAAAGCCATTGACAAACTGATGACTGACTTGCGTAGCTTAGTAGAAGAAACACAGGTAGGTATGCTTATCATCAGTCACTTACGTAGGACAGGTGAGAACAAGAACCATGAGGACGGAGCACAGATTAGCTTAGGTCAGCTACGTGGGTCAGGTGCTATCGCTCAACTGTCTGATGCAGTGATCGGGTTGGAGCGTGACGCACAGCATGAAGAGGACGGAGACACAATCAGGATACGTGTACTTAAGAATAGGTTTGCAGGTACGTTAGGGCAAGCTGACACCTTAAGGTACGACCATACAACAGGACGGATAGACACTGTACTCACGGTAGAGGAAGAGGAGATAGACTTTGACAACCCTGACTTTTGATCTTGAAACAGATGGATTGTACCGTGAGTGTACACGCATTCACTGTGCTGTTATTTATGACCACGATGAAGACAGATACCATACGTTTGATCCTACAGATGTACATAGATTACCTGAGATTCTCAAGGAAGCTGATGTACTGATAGGACACAACATAGTAGGGTTTGATGTACCTGTCATTAACAAGTTGTTTGGTATTGATCTACACCATCACTGTGCACTACGGGATACGTTCTTGCTTAGTAAGTTAGCGTACTACGACATAGAAGATCACTTAGCTATGTCAGAACCATGTGACCCTAAGCTAAAGTGTAGTCACGGACTCAAGGCATGGGGGCAACGCCTTAAGCTACACAAAGGAGACTACGGTGAGCAAGTGGATGCGTGGGGTGAGTACGATAAAGGTATGTTGGACTACTGTAAACAAGACGTTAAGGTAACCACTACTTTGTATCGTCACCTGATGCGTAGAGGTAACGTACCCCAACGTGCGCTTAGACTTGAGCAAGACTTTGCAAGAGTAATACAAAAGCAGACAGCTAAAGGGTGGTACTTTGATGTCAAGAAAGCACAGCAGTTACATGTACAGTTACACCAACAACGGGAGGAGATAGAGCGAGAGCTTAGTACAGTATTCAAACCCCTGTACTGTGGGACTAAGACAGATCATGTAACTGAGCCTGCTAAACTTAAGACTTACAAGAGCGGTACGTACACCCGTAAGTGTGAGGTCACAGGTGTACGGGTAGAGTACGGTACTCATACGCCTATTAAACTAACAGAGTTTAACGCAGGTAGCAGACAACACATACACAGGTGGCTACATGTTATGTACAAGTGGAAACCTAAGAAGTACACCGAGAATGGTAGTGCTATTATTGACAGTACTGTTCTTAACGCACTGCCGTATCCCGAAGCACAGATGTTAGGTAAGTACTTTGAGTTGCAGAAGATATTAGGCATGTTAATAGAGGGAAAGAATGGATGGTTAAAGGTAGTAAACGATGAAGGCAGGATTAACGGGGAGCTTGATACTATTGGGGCTGTTAGCGGTCGCTGTACACATAGGTCACCCAATCTCGCACAAGTACCCAGTGGCAGAGCATTTAAAGGCAAGGAGTGCAGGGAACTGTTCACCGTCCCTAAAGGAAAAGTACTTATAGGATGTGATGCTAGTGGGTTAGAGCTTAGGATGTTAGCACACTACATGGCGGCATACGATCACGGGGAGTACGCTAAACAAGTAGTGCACGGAGACATACATACAGTCAACCAACAGGCGGCAGGACTAGCCACTAGAGATCAGGCTAAGACTTTTATATATGCTTTTCTGTACGGAGCAGGTGCTAGTAAGCTAGGCTCTATCTGTGGTAAAGGTGCGGCACATGGTAATAGGCTTAAGGCAAGATTCTTTGACTCATTACCTGCTGTGAAGCAGTTGATGGCGGCAGTCGAGCATGCTATAGCACCTAAGTATGACAACGGACAGATGCAAGCGATGAACTTACGAGGTATATCAGGTAGGTTACTGTACATTCGGTCACCTCATAGTGCTCTTAATACCCTGTTACAAAGCGCAGGTGCTTATGTAATGAAGTACTATACGGTACAATTAGATATACACTTACGTAAGTACGAAGACAAGGTAGCATTTGTAGGCAACATACACGATGAGGTACAGTTAGAAGTAGACGAGGATATAGCAGAAGAAGTCAGAGTTATATGTGAGGATACATTTGATACAATAACTAAGATGCTTAAGTGGCGATTGCCCTTAGAGGGTGAAGCTAGGATAGGCAGGACATGGAATGACACACACTAAGGAGACGAGTATGAAACCAGTTACATTTGATATACCTATGCCACTGATTAAAGGTAAGGGAGGGGTACAAAGATTATTGAGTGCTAACCTGTACAGGAACGCTTACTTTCACACACTGAACGCAAGTAAAGTAGAGTACGACACTGTAATAGACAGCGTACTGTCCACATTGAAACCGTTTGCAGTACCTGTTAAGATGGAGTTCAAGTTTTACTTTACTACTAAGCGTAGGAGAGACATAGATAACTTCTTGTTTCCTGTGTCTAAGTATCTTTGTGACAGTTTAACTAAGCGAGGTATTTTAGTGGATGATAACATGAAGTACTATCCTGAAGTGTCAGCCCAGTATGGAGGACAAGACGAGGACAACCATGTCACTGTTACTATATCTAAAAGCAAGGTTAGTGTTAAGGAATTGGATTGCAAGCCAAACTTAGGCAAGGGGGAAGAAGAATGAGTCACGAAGTAGAGTACAACACTGTTCCTACTATATCATCCAATGTAAAGGACGTAGTAACGTGGAACTTAGTAAGGAATAACCTACACTTAGATGAGCAGTTAGAAGAAGACATGCTCAGTGAAGAGCTCAACGAGTTCTTTGTAGCTGAGACAATAGAGGATCACTTAGACGCATACGCAGACTTTAGATATGTAATGGAAGGTACTACTGCTAAGTTCTTAGGCAACGGTGTACCTGATCGTGATGCTGTAGCGTGGTGGAGTAGGGTTAAGACATGGGGTCAGGCATCTATAGACTACATGGACGGGATAATACGTGAGCATTTCTTTACTACATACTCAGGTATGACTGACGATATTGTAGACAACGTGTTAGGTGAGGTGTTTGCTGTGGTGTGTGAAGCCAACAACAAGAAACCTACTGATGCTACAACAGGTAAGGTTGAGAAAGGTGATGAGTGGGAAGACCCTACCTTTACTATTACAGAACTAGTACAGTGGTATACACAGAAGTGTAAGAAAGGAGCGCATTGATATGGGAGCATATATACATACAACATCTACGTCTGATTTGTTAGCACAAAGCACAGAGCGTAAGCTAAATGATGCTACACCAGAGGAGTGGGATAAAGTGACTAACCCTGACTACTATACTAAAGGGACTACTCAGGCTATTGATTATATTATGGACAAGAAGATGTCGTTTGTAGAAGGCAACGTAATAAAGTACGTCACCCGATACAAGGATAAGAATGGCATTGAAGACCTACGTAAAGCCAAGTGGTATTTAGATCGTCTCATAGAGTACGAGAGTAGCAAGGTTCAAAAGTAGGTTAAAAATTTATGAGACTAAGTACGAATGACGACTATTGTGACTACGTGCATAGTAAGCACAACGTAAGTGACAAACCAGAGGAGTGGGAAAAGAATGTGGAGCAGTACTTACATTACTTGAACAGGACAGGCTACAAAGTCCCAGTAGCAATGGTGATTGAAGCGATAGAGGTAGCACGACTAGCGGCAATTGCAGTGGATATAGAGAACGAGCATGACTTTAAATGTAAAGTCTGTACATGTAACTAATGATATAAGGAATGTGAATGAGTAACAAGTTAATCAAGTTCAGCGCACGATGGTGTAAGCAGTGCGTGTCATACCAATCGACTTGGAATGCAGTAACAAAGGAGTTAAAAGGGTGGGATGTAGAAGAGGTAGCAGTAGATCAAGAAGACGGGATGGACTTAGCGATTACTTATGGGGTCAAGGCGTTACCTACTACTATAGTAATTAAAGACGATGACATTACTATACTCAGAGGAGTTCAAACTAAAGGTGAGCTTCAGGTTGCGATGGCAAGCGTAGGGTAAGGAGAGGAAAGATGAAAGCACTGGTAGATGCAGACAGCATCGTGTACAAGTACGCCAGTATTCATCAGGATGTGGTGCAGTGGGACTCAGAAACTAAGACAGTATTTACAGACTTAGCGAAGGCTAAGGAAGG